GTTGCTGCGTTGTACTTGGCACGACCTTTGGCAGTTAAACCAGCACCTTGCTTAACCGGTAGCTTTTCACCACGACCTACGGCAAGGGATGGGGTCTTCTTAGCCATAATAAATATTTGCAGAAGTAATGTTGGTCATAATCATGTAAATGCCGTTCTGAATCAACACGCCTTCGCCCGGAATTAAAACAATATTCCCAAACACATCTGTTGCACCAATATCGTACGAGTTAACCCATAATGTTGAATACGACATAGCCGTACTCGCTGCAATTGTGCCAGAGTTAATGTCGGTAATGGTAAATGCGTTTGCGCTTGTTCTGGTAATGGGGTAGTTACCGTTGGTTGCCGATACACCAGATGCGCTGGCAAAAGCAAAACCACGTACATCGCCCGTGACTAATCCGTGAGCAGTGCTAGTCACCGTAACCGTTGTGCCTGAACGAGCATAAGTTGCTGTAGTAACAGGCGCAACAGTGGTGTCAAAAATATCAAGTGTACCAGCAGTGGCAGAACCAACAGTAGATAAAGCTTTAAGCCGTGTTCGACCTAACAGCATAAATCCTGTGTTGTTTAGATGCCCTGCTTTAACGTCAGTTTGCATAGCCATAATTAATCTCCTAAATCAAAGAAAGGGGCCGAAGCCCCCGTGGGATTAATCAACGTTGCCGTATGGGTATGTGGTCTTATTGCCGAGGGTTAAGTCTTCTTGAATGTAGTTCAGGTCAATTACAAACTTACCTGCGCTTAGTGCTGAAAGACCTGTACCAACAATAGCCAACGTAAACACAACTTGCGACATACTTGGCTGATTGTTAACAGCGGTAATGTCAACAGGCGTTGCAATCATGTTGCCTAAGTTAGCAGCAGAGTAAGTTGTGGTTTGACGACCGGCTGTACCAACAGTCGTTGTACCCAAAGTGATTGTGGCGTAGTTGGGTGAGCTAGTCACAAAACCGTTTGACGCAAGAATTGAAACCGCTGTAAGCGTTGTGTTGGTCACTGTCAAAGCAGTGATGTAGTCCACAGTGATTGACGTAATCTGCGAGCCCGTAGGAACATACATCACTACGCCACGATAAATAGCTGTAGCAGCGTCCGCTGTGGGGGTAGTTACCGCTGGGGGATTAACTGAAGCCGAGGGTGTATACACCACTGCGTTGACGTTACCGTTAACAACGTTGCCGTTAACAAATTGGGTAGACGCACCAGCGTAGCCAGCTGTACCGTTGCCGCCAGTAGCAGCAAAGTCAATTACTGCATTTTGAGATAGACGAGCATAGCCTACGTTGCGTAGGGGGCCAAAGCGATTGTCGCCCGAAAGAATTGGACCTTCAAAGGTAGCACGTGCCATGATAATTCCTTATGCAAAAGAACCTTACCAATCGTTGCATCGTCTGCTGGGGCAGTCCGGTAAGGTTAATACCCAGATGCAAATAGTGTACCCTATTCTTTAATAGTTGCAAGTGTTTTTAAAAATAAAAAACCCCGCTTTGTGGGCGGGGCTAAACCGAGGGAGGTTTAATTAGAACGAGCCTGACGACCCAAATGCGCCGAGAGGGTCAGACCAACCGAAGCTGTAACGCTCACGGGTCTTGTAGCGCACGTTACCGGTGTCGAAGTCGCCGTCCATGCTGTTTTGCAGCGGGGTACGAACAAACATCTTCAAGCCGTTAGGTACGTCAGTCAACAAGAACCATGCGTTAGGATCGGTCAAGTAGTGGTTAATGGTATAGCCTTCTGGGACTGAACCATTGTTCTTCAACGCGTTGATATCGTTGTTGTTAGTACCAACACGGAGGTTAGTTTCTAACAGACGAGTAGCAACAAACTGGAGAGCAGGAGGGATAACCATCTTCTTGGGCTTAGCTGCAATCAGCAAACCACGCTCATCAGTCCATGCAGCGATCTGGATAACGGCGGCTTCCAAAGAAGTCTCGTTCAAATCAGCAGGAGTTGATGGGGTGTTAGCGTTTGAGCCACCTTGAACCAAGGGGTGGGCAGTATTGAACAAGGAAACACCGTCGCCGCCGTTATAGCTGCCGCCAGTATTAAAGCCGTTGTTCAGGACTGATGCGCCCTTAACTTGTTTGGTGTAAGCCATAGCACGAGCCAAAGCTTTGGTGTAACGAGCAGACAAACTGTCGTACAAGTTATCTTCAATCGCCTCTTCAGTGATTGAGAAACCCAAAGCAATAGTTTCGTGCGAGTAACGAGTCGTCCAAGCTTCTTGTGCATTATCGTAAGCGATAGCTGCACCCTCAGACTTAACTGGAGCGGCTGAGAAACCCGACAATTTCGTCTCTTCTTCAAATGAACGCTCTGAAGATTCGATTTCGTAGAGTTCTTTATGCTCTTCGCCGTAGCGGGCATATTCAAGACCGAACAAAGCGTTCAATCCGGGGAGTAGCTCTTTAAGGAGCTGCGAACGTGAAATAGCCATTTTGTTAGCTCCTTATTAAGCAGTTGTACCAGCAGACTGGTAGTACGAGTGCACGCCAAAGTTTAGCTTGACGATGCAATCGGTGTACGCGTCACCGGGGTTAGATGGGAAGTTGCCACCGAACGAAGAGTTGGCGTTAACCAAATCTACAATCTTGCAAGCTAAGGCGCTAGTATTAGACACAGTGGCTGACAACGCAATAACCGAGTTACCAGTCGTAGTGTTAACAGTCGTAGAGCCTGTACCGGCAGTAAAGTTAGCTAGAGCAATGGTCTTACCGATAGAACCAACGGTAATTGAACCCAGTGATTGCACTTGGAACAGTGCATCTGGATCATCCATCACGCGAACGTAGATGTTGGTATAACCAGCAGTGACTGCGTTAGCAGGCAAATACTGGGCATACAAAGGATAACCAAGTTGTTGACCAGCCAGTTGATAACGCACACCAACACAAACGCCGACGATACCGACAGACGAAGTAGTAGGAGTAGCAGTAACAACAGTTGGCTGACCCGCAGCTGCGGCACCAAGTTGAACCAAATCACCAAAGCCAATAGGCGCGGTGTTGTTTGTGGTCATCAGAATTTCACGGATTACACCTCCGTTAAACGCTTGACCTCCGATCAGATTGATCGGCTTTAGCCCGTAAGGGCTGGATACTGTAGCCATTTAAGACCTCCGAAATAGTTTAAGAACCTTTTCCGAAAGTGACTTTAGTAGACCGCTCTTTAAACATCGGCATACGTGGATCATTTTCGCGTAAAAAGTTGTTATCGACCGATTCCATTTGAGAGTTGTTCATTTGTTCATAATAGTTTGAACGTTGTTCCATCATCTCTTGGGGGGCGCGACACAACACTAAACCGCCAACCTCAATTGAGCCTTTAAACTGCCCGTCAACGGACGCGTGGGCCATAAGCTCAGGATAGTCTTCTGCCTTTACAGGTTCAAACCCTTCCCTACGCCTTCCAGATAGATTCATGGGATCAACTGTACCGAGTGTAGCGAAGCGAACATACCGATGTTTCCAGCCTTCCCGAGGAAAGGGCATTGGCAATGTCTCTGGAGGGGTCCAGACAGACACGGGGCGTACATCTTGTTCACGACCTTCTAATTCACGAGTAAGTTTAGTCATCATCTATCTCCATTCATTTGTTCGGCAACCTTGCGGGCGTAGAGCTCAAGTGGTACTCCTAGGCGTTTAGCAATTTGCACTTGCGTCGGAGTCAATTGAACTTTTTTTGGTGCTGTAGAACGAGTAGCAGGAGCTACAACGTTAGCTGCAGGCTTGGCGCGGCGTTGAGGTTCTTCTCTAGCCGGAGGTGTTGTTTCTTGCTGGCTCCCGAAATAATCGGGGAATCTTTTTTGGATTGTACTACTGATTTTTTCGTAGTATTCATCCGTTCCTACATATTTATCACCAAACTCACGAGCAAGACGATTATGGATTGTGATTGCAAGACCAGTCATCTCATCTTCTTTCTCAGTTTCTCCTCCGTACCACTCGTTTTTATTGAGCCAATCAGACAGTCTTGGGTCCTGTTCTGATTGTTGTACAGAAGCCTCAGGTATAGCAACTGGGGTCTCTTTTAGCTCAATTGGGCGTAGGTTTCGGGCTTTATCAAGCTTTAACGTAATCTCAGAAACACGTTGCTGGGCTTCAGCTAATGCCTCTCCGTCACCATTGTCATACGCTTCTTTGTAGGCTTTTTTAGCCGATAAGAGCTCAGCTTCTGCGCTGGTTTTACCCTGCTCAATGAAGATTTTGCTGCCTTCATGGAGTTGGCTTTGCGCTTTTTTGAGCTCGTTTGCAAGAACTTGCGCGGCACGAATTGCCTCGTCGCGCATACGCTGAGCTTCTTCCTTAGCCCTACGTTCGTCGTGGTAGCCCTTACCTAACTTTTTAATCCGCTTCTGGACTTTCTCGTCGTACGAATCTAGCTCGTCATCAGTTACTGGTTCAGGGGCAGTAGCCATAGGCTTACGCCCACGGTCTTTCTCAGGGGTATCATCGACAATTTCAATGTCAATATCAGGTATATCTTGTGCTGCTTTAGCTTCACTAGCTTGTCTAGCTTCAACTTCGTCAGGAAATTCAAACGTTGTACCAGAATCGTTAATTGGAACGGGTTTACCATTCTGAAACGTTACAGTACCGTATTCTTCGGTAGCCATTTAGTTCTCCTATGCGCGTGAAATTCCACGGGGGTCTTGGACAACGGCTTCAATAGAATCATCGTTGATAATCCGAAACTCTTGTCCGTGAATTTTTACACGAGAGCCTGAATTAGGACGAATCAAAACAAAGTCGCCTTCTTTGCACAGTGGACCGCTTGGAAAACGGGCTGCGTCTTTATAGGCATCTGGGCCTATGGAAACAACAAATAAAACAGGGGTTAAAACTTCTTCATAATGTTTAGACATTTCTGCCTTCACAAGCCCACTCTCGTATTCATTGTCTGCTGCTGGGACCATACACAAAATATGATATCCAGCGGGTTTTGGTAACTGTGTTGCCTTCTCTTCTTGCTTCTCAGGAAGTTGAGAAATGTTACCAAGTGCGTCACTAATTAATAATTCAGTCATCACTACCCTCTACTTTTTGCTCGCGGTCTTTGATTAAATCTGCAGCAAGAGTAAGACCCCGGATAACTCCTGTTACATACTTGTACTCTTCAAAATTCTGGCAATTGCCTGAGGCAATGAATTTGGCTTTGCTTTCGATATCTTTACCAAGCTCTAATCGCAAGTATTCATATTCGGTCATTCAGTTCCCTTTTTGTTGTTTCTATCCGCAAGGTTAAGCTCATGTTGATGCTGCGCTTGGGTCTTCAACGCATCCATTGCCATCTTACCGGCGCTGATCTTGTTGTTACTCTTAAGCTTCTGCGAGTTATTCATTGAGGTTGCAGCTATCTGACCTGCGTTAGTAAATTTCTGCACCTGCACACGTTGAGACTCAATCTCTAACTGCTTCATCTTAAGCTGAGCGTCTGTGGCATCTTTCTGCGTCTTGCGTTGCTGCTCTTGAGCCTTAAGCTGGAGCTCTTGCATCTGCATCTGGATGATGGGGTCTTGCGCTTGTTGCTGAGCTTGCTGTTGTGCAGCCTGCTGTTTGTTTTGAGCCAACAGGCGTTGTGCCGCCTGAGCCAATAACGGTGACATTTGAGCTTCAACTTCAGGAGACAAGTCCACATCTTCTTCAGCGCCGAGCTCGTCTTGCTTCTGTGCAGGCATTGTCATACCCAATTGAATCTCAATCTCTTTGCGGTACTGGAACCCAATGTGCTCATTAATGTGCGCCATCATTGCCGCTTGTAACTGAGGGGCAATAGGGTTGTTTTGCAACAGGGCAATAATCTTGGGGTCTTGCATCGCAGCCATGTGAACCGCAATGTGTGACTCATGGTCTTGGTAACTGAACGCCTTGACTGGCTTCATCATCAGCACGTTCTGGTTCTCAGTCACAGGGTCAGCTGGCTTTTGATCTATTGCCATCGGTATCAGCTTGTTTACGTTCTTGATACCCAAGACTTCAATCATCTGACGATGTAACAACGGCAAGTTGTACAACTGAGGAGCCTGCTGCGCCAACTGAAGAACAGCTTGGTACTGAACAATCTTCTGCGCCATGGTGCTGGCATTAGGATCGCTGACAGGGATAACATCCACCGAGTCGTAGTCCGACCGCTTTGCTGCAGGGTCACCTTCTTCGGGCTCATAGTCATAATCAGCTGGCGTGTAGTCGGCAATAATAACTTTTAACAGCCCAAACTCTTGACGCATCGAATAGTGCAAACGCGCTTGAATTGCGCTCATTACTTTCAAAGTTCGCTCAAGTATGGCTAACGTCGTACCAACCGGGGCGTTGCCACCCATGTCCGAGACCTGCAAATCACCAGCCGAGATGAAGTTACGCCCTTCCTGCACGATCTGGTTAAACAGCTGAAAGAGAGTCTGGCTTGGCTCTTTGTATGGGAGCAACATGACGTTGTCTTTGATCGTACCGCTTGGCACATCAACGTCTCTAAACTCACCGGGACTGATGGGTGTATCGTCACCCTTAACTCGCAGCCCGCGAGACTTTAACCCACCGGGCAAGTTAGACAGCGTACCGGCATCTACTAACTGACGAACAATAGAAGTCGCTGACCGAGCATAACCACCTATTAGGTGAATCAAGCCGTAGCCGTAGAACCCAAACCCCGGCACATACTGGTAGTGTACAAAGTGCACGCGTTTAGTTTTGAGAGGGTCATCTTCATACCAGTTGCGGCGTATGGCTAACACCTTGCCTGAAGTCTTCTCAATAGTAATCACGTAAGGCAGAGCAACACCAGTGGGCTCGCCTTTCTTGTCCTCGTCCTCAAACCCCGGCAGGTCGTAGTCAACGTGAATTTCAAGGATGCGAAACCGGTTGTCATTGATTGCCGAGAACCCTTGCTCTTCCGCTTTGCGCTTCTCAATGTCGTCCAGCACAGCCATGGGCTCGCCTAACTCAACGTCACGATAGAACCCAGCAACCTGTAGTTTTTTTACATCATTCTTAGTCTTACGCATGATGTGTGTCATGCGCTCAGCGGTATCTAAGTTACTTGCACCATAAGGCACAACAAAGTCTTCCGCCGGAATGAACATCGCCACTTGACGCCCAAGGCTTGGGTCGTAGTAGACCTTCTTAAACGCCGAACCCGCCAGAGGCAGGTTCCACAATAACTTCTCGTGCTCCGGACGATACTCAGTCATCTGCTCCGTGAGCTTGTAGTTCATATCCTCACAGACGCGGGTTGACGCCTCACGCTTCTCAGCTGTCTCACGCCCAATGATCTGAGTCTTTACAGGACCCGCCGCTGGAAAAGTCTCCATGATGGCTTCTGACTGGAATCTCACTACCGCCTCTGCTAGCATCGGGTGATACACACCGCATGCACCTGCCCATGGCTCTGTAGTCTCCTCGTACTTTAGACCTAGTAACTTCAAACCTTCTACGTAAGTATCAGCCCAATCTTTACGCGCCGACTGATCTGCTTCAAATAGGGCAACTAACTCACTACCCAGAACCATTAGCTCTGACTCATCCATTTCTTCGGCTAAGTTGGCAGAGAACTCATTTTCATCTTCGTCCTCTATATCAATCTGTAAATCGCCCGCTCTAATGTGCACAGCCTCGGGGTCTACAATCTCAATCTCAATGGGCTCTTCTTGTGCCGCCGCAATGCCTTCAGGGGCTTGATATAAACTCTTGTCGATAGCCATAATTTGTCCTAAACGTTATAAAACCCAGCGTTGCGTTTTGATTTAAAATACCGAATGTCTTCAGGCTC